GCCTGCAGGCCCATCTTGCCGTCCTTGCCGTCACCAAACACGCTGGTGGCTGGCAACTGCAGCTGATACACCTCTTTCTTCTCGATGTCGCCGTCGAGCAGTACAGCAACGCGCTGGGAGAATCGGCAGGCACGAGACTCGCCCTGACCGGAGCCCTTGATGTTGTTTGGGCATGTCATGCACTTGTCGCTCTGGCGCTGGTCTTCTGGCACAGATGCGTCGGGTTTCTGAGTGTCGGACGACCAGCACGTGGGGGGAACTGCGGTCGCCTTTGGGTCATACGCGCCTTCGTAATACTGACGTGCCACCGGAGCGGCGTTCACCAGAATAACGTCCAGCGTGCGATCTTCACTGACATAAGTCTCTTCGCCGTTCACCACCTGACGGAACGCCTTGCCCTTGATGGAGATACGACGATTGCCGGAGCCGCTGCCGCCGGCGATGGTCTTGGTAATGCTGTCTTCAAAGCCGGCCGGCATAGCTGGCAGCTTGAATTTCTTGCCTTCAAACAAAGTTACGTTGCTCATACAATCCTCTGCGTTTAGTTTGGTTGTTACAAATCCAGTTCAAGCTGCTTGCGCCCTTCGGCATTATCGGCACTCAAGTGGTCGCGCACCTTATCATAGTCAAACCGGTACGTGGTTCGGGTATCGCCAGCAACGGCGATGTACGAACTCTTTGGTATCTTCCCCTGCTCCATCCAAGTTCTGACGGTGAGACTGGACACCTGCAAGCGGTCAGCCAGCTCACCTATTTTGATAAGGTTATCGCCACTCATTACTTTCTCCGAATGCTAATCTGGTATTTCGTTTCCGTATTCATGCCGGGGGGCAGTACGTCGGGATGGTCTTCCAAAAACTGTTTCACGTTGCCTTGGTGTAGGCGCTTCTCTAGCAGGTCTGGTACTTTGTGCTCGAGCACAAACTCGTGCATCGCTGCCCAATCGTTGGTCCAGAAGTTGGTCGTCGTTGTCCGGTAGAACAACCCAGACTTTGTACGAGCTCCCTCAACGCCGTGCTCCCTGCAATAATCCAGCAGAGCGCCCTTCACCAACGCCATCTGGTCAGCAAGCTCTTTCGTCTGCTCTTTGTAAGCATTGGCGAGCTCGTCGTTCTTTTCCTTCATCTTCAAGTAGACCCGCACGAGCTTTGTCAGCTTCGGGTCTTCGGTCTCAACTGCTTTCTCGGTTGCCATGTTGGTATCCAATGGTTGTTTGTGCTGCTAACTCTACTATCCTTATTTATACTACGCAAGTACTTTTTTATATAAATCTATCATAGCAGAGTGGACGTTGACCTTGGTCTCAAGCATCGCAAACACGTGGGCTTCCGCCTCTGAACCTTGCAGTTGCACCACGGTGCACTTGTTCTTTTGTCCGGATCGGTGAACCCGCGCGTTCGCTTGCTCGTATATCTCCACTGAGGATGTCGGCCCCCACCACACGACAGTGTCCGCTGCTGTGAGAGTTACCCCGTGCGCCGCAGCTTGCGGCTGTATCACCAGCACCCGAGGGCTGCCCGTGGTTTGAAACCTCTGGAAGATGTCTGTGCGGTTGGACGCACTCACGCCGCCGTTGATTACCTCTGCGCTCACGCCGTCGCTGTTTAGCTTGCTGGACAACATCTCAATGACGCTGCGGAACGGAGCGAAGATCAGCACCTTGTTCTCGGTCTCGGCGATCACTTCCATGAGCACTCTGTACCGGCTGGAGATGTCGAACTCGACGGTCTCCCCGTCTTCGCTGTAAGCCGCTCCACAACTTATTTGCAGGAGTTTCCCCAGTTTCACCGCTGCGTTTGCTGCTGTTATCTGCTCCCCCGCCGCCTCGATCAGCATCTTTTTCTTCATGATGGTGTAGTACTTTGTCTGCTGCGGGGTCAACTCCACCCGGCGCTTGACGGTAATCATGTCAGGCAAGTCCATACACTCTGCTTTTGTGAAGCGTATCGCCGGCTGCAGAGCCTCGTGCACGATCTTTTTTGAGTCGGGCCGCGGTATATACTTGAACTGGGTCAACTTGTACATCACAAGGTCACGAAACGCCGTGAAGTACTTCGGCACGCCGTTGGGGTTCACCAGCTTTGCCAGTCCGTAGGCGTCCTCCGGGGACTGCGCCGCCGGGGTCCCTGTCATCATCCACAACCACGTGTCCGGCCCCACCAACTGCTTGAGAGCTTTCCAGCGTTTGGTCTGCACGTTCTTCACGTAGGTCGCCTCGTCGCAAATGATGAGGTCGAATCGGCCGTACTTCAGGTCGTCCAGAGAATTGACCACAGTGTCGTAGTTGGTCACGACGAACTCCGCGTCGCTCTCTATCACCGCTTTACGCTTTGCTGCGCTGCCGTGAGCAATGTCCACCTTGCGGTGCATGATGGTCTTGAAGAAGTCGGACCTCCACGCCACGTCCATGATGGACAGGGGGCACACCACCAGCACGCGCTGGATAATCCCTGCGGTTATCAGGTAGTCGGCCGCCCACGCTGCAGCTGCGGTCTTGCCCGACCCCTGCTGGTTAAAGCAAAATGCCCGCCGGTGCAGTGTCAGAAACTCAGCCGTGGTGCGCTGGTGTGCGAACGGGGTGTACAGCCCGGGCCAGCCGTATGCTCTGTTTATAGGCGATGGGACTTTCTTGACACCGATGTTCTTCAACACCTGCATCTCTTCCAGTCCCCAGTTTACTGCGACCCGCCCATCGGGTAGTTGTTTGCTTTTAGGTATCGTGTTGAGTATCTGCTGCGGATTGCGCACGCGCAGCAGCACCGCTTTGTTATCGTATATCTGCATTGTTACCCTTACTTCTTCGGTGTGTGCCCGTTACGACTGCGGTTCTTGCTGGGGGACTCCAGCTTGTAACCGTCGGCGTTGGTACCGCCGTTCTTCATCATCTTGTTGTGGGACACGTCTTTGCCGGTGCGGTCGATCCCCTTGGCGTCGTACGCCCTTCTGGCACGCTGGCGCTCCATGCGGTCATCGTGCTCCCCCCGGGCCTTGGCAGTCTTGGCTTCTTGCTTATAGTCGCGCTTGTAGTCTTTTGAACTAGGCATCACATGTTCCTCCCGTTATGAGGGCAGCTCAGTACCACGCAGTACTTTTTACACAGCCCTGATGTTTTGGGGTTCCACACCCCTGATTCGATCGCCGTCAGTATTCGGCCGTATCGTTTCAACCACTTCGCCCACAGCCCCGGCGCATCACTGCGCTTGTACTGCCTACGGATGAACGCTTTTGCTATTACAAAGAACAACGCCGCGTCGACTTCTTCGACGTCCGGGAAATGCTTGAACGTCGCCAGCGCCATCAACTCCAGCTGGTCTGTGTCTGCGTACTTGGCACTTGCCCCGGCCTTGTAGTCGAGCACCTTTGCCTTTGTTCCGTCGATGATACTGAGGTCCGAGATGCCACGCCACCACACTTTAGGGTCGTCTACGGCACATGCTTCGAGGTCTTCGGTCAGACCCATTTCGTACTCGCAGAACTTCTCACCCGGCAGGGCTTTGAGCTTGTCCAGCGACCGTCGAGCGAACTCAAACTGCGAGGGTAACTCCGCTGTGCCCCCTACGTAGAACTCCGCGGCCTCGTGAAACATCTCACCGTACATCGCCGCGTCGTTCTGTTCGTCCTTAAAGTCCTTCTTGATCTTGAGGTGGTAGTACTTCCTCGGGCACTGCTCGAATAGCTTGATGGCACTGAATGACCACGGTGGGTTTTTCACTTCGCGTCTCCGTAAGTGTCGGCAATATCGCCTTCTGACCATGTTATCAGCTGCGGCCACCAGACTGGAGGCGTTCGCATGATGCGCTGCACGGTGTCCAGTACGTGCTCCGCCGTATCTTCAGGCACCACGTACACCAGCTCGTCGTGCACCATCAGGCTGGGGCGCAGCCCGTTGAGTTCTTTGTACACGGCGAACGCGCTCTGCGCGATGATGTCTCGGGCCAGCGCCTGTACGAGATTTTCATCGCATTTGGGGCCGTATATCCGTGCCCGGTTGCGCCCGGTGCCGTACCACCACTCGTCTCGGCCCTTCTCCCCCTCCTCTATGTGCAGCGCCGGGTAGCGTATGTGACGCCCGCTGGGTAGTACCAGTGCGTTCTGCGTCGTGGTCACCAACCCCCAAGGGTCAACCTCGTACGTGTCGCCGGCAGCTATCCCCGGCAGCATGTCGTGGCATGTTCTCCACCCCTGCACAATCTCCTGATACTCGTCGCGCCAGCGGTACGTAATCTTCTCAGACTCCTGCAGGTCAAGGTCAACCCCGCCCATCAGCTTGGCTACCTTCTGGAATGTCGGCGCACCGGCACCAAACCCCAGCCCCAAGTGCGCGACCTTACCCACCTGCCTCTGTGCCTTCGACACGTCCGCCTCGGGGATGCTGTACAGCTTTGCCGCAAAGTCTTTGTACAGGTCGGCCTTGTCCGGCGAGGCTTTGTACAACATCATCGAGCTTGGGACTTTCCATAAGAAGTGGTTCACGCGCAGCTCGATACCGGACAGGTCAGCTACCACAACCTTGTATCCGGGCGGAGCCACCATCGACTTACGCAGCGCGTCGGACAGCTTAGGCTTGGTCGGGTCGATCCGGTTCAGGTTCTGTGGGTTGTACATGAAGCCCGACCACCGGCCTGTTGTGTCGGCCCCGCAGTAGTGCAGCGGGATCGGTAGTCGCCCGCGCAGCGCCTTACCTGTTGCAAGGAACGACTCCAGCCGGGTCTGCAGGATGGTGGACTTCACATCCAGCCGCGTGCTCGCAGCCAGCGCAACTACCGGGTTTTCGTGCTCCTGCAGCGCAAGGAACGCTTCATCCGTCTTGGACAGCGCAGGTATCTGTTTCTCTGGGGCTGTCGGGCTCGGCTTCATCGGCACGTCCACCCCCAGCGACTCCAGCAGCAGCTTGAACCTCGGCGTTGACGCGAGCACGCTACGCACGCCCTCTTCTACGTCCTCAACGTCATCGTACGCCTCGGCGTAGAGTATGCGCCCCATCGCCTCCAGCGCCTGCTGCTTCTGAATCCTGACATCGCTGAGTGCCTTGTTCAGCACCTGTCGACTCAACATGAACTTGGGCTCGACCAGCATCCTTATCGTGGCGTCTATCTGCCACAGCTCAATGGAGTTGTAGTGCGAGAGCAGGACCTTGAAGAGCGCGTGGCACTGATCGGTGTCGTCGCGGTTGTACACGCGCATGGCGTTAACTTCTTCGGCGGTGAAGTCCTTCAGGTGCCGCCCCTTGGTGTTGAGCAGGGCAGTGTTGTCTTTGACCCCCAGCTTGTAGTGCTCGACCAGCTTGGCTAACGAGTTGCCGGTAGTCTTGCTGTGGATGGGTCGGGCCATTGCCAGCGTGCACCCCCACACCTTGGGCTGTACATTAAATCGCCACGCAAAAACCATCGCGTCAAACGCAGACATGTTGTGAGCGACGAGCATTACGTCGGACCAGTCTTGTGCTTGCAGGTGTTCGCGGATTGCGTCCTCACCGAAGATAACCTGCGTCGGCTCGTCGGCGTACTTGATAGCCAGAGAGATGACCTCTGTATCCGGGTGCATCACGTAGTCTATGGGACTCATCTTGGACAGCGTGTGTGTCTGCGACCAGTACGTTTCAAAGTCTGCTACAACTAATCTCATTTCGTGTCGCCCCCAAAGTTCTTCTGCTTCTCCATGTTGCGCCGCACCGTCGATAGCGGCACTGCGTTCTGCGCGTGCACACCTCTCGGGATTTCCGTAATCTGTTTACCCCTCGTCAGAAACTCATCGACTTTCTCCTGTACCCAGTCGCTGGTGTACGGGCTCTTAGCGGGTTTCGTGTCGGGGTACAGCTTGTCAATTGTTGGCATTAATCTACCCTCATTAGTTATTAGGCCCCCGGCCCCGAGACTGCTCCCCCACTTAGATTGTGGTGGGCCGGGGGGGTTTCGTGCTCACTTTCCCGTACTACCAAACCCACCCGCGCTGCGCTGCGTAGTGGTCAATGCGTCCACTTCGATCAGGTCAAACGTCGGCGCTGGCACCACGACCAACTGACCTACGCGTTCGCCTTGGCGTATGTGGTGGCCGCCCATGTCATGCGCGTAGGTCAGGCACAGCTGCACCTCTCCACGATAGTCAGAGTCGATCACCCCCACCCCGTTGGCCAGCGCGACTCCCATCTTCCCGATGCTGCTGCGCAGAAACAGCAGCCCTACGTATCCTTCTGGTATTTCGACAGCGATGCCGGTGCCGACCATTTCCGTTTTGTAGCTAACCACCAAACACTCGGTGTCAGAGTACAGGTCCAGCCCAGCAGCGCCGGGTGTCCCGCGCGTCGGTGTGATCGCCGTTGTGGTCAGTTTTTTAAATCTCATCACACACGCTCCTGAGCTGCACTCTCGCCGGCCAGCGCAAAGTATGCTGCGCCGTCTTCGTAGGAGTCTGCTCGGTAGCTGCCTTGCTGGGCGCGTACCATTTTGAGACAGGCCATGAACAGCCAGCCATGCTCTTCCGTCAGCCCATGCTCTGTCAGTGTGTTGAACATGGCTACGGTCTTGCCCATGCTGCGCTCGCCCTGCGGGTTGTCATACGTGACCGCGCGTTCTTCCATGTGCCCTATTGCGGTCTTGAGGATGTTTGCTGCTGTTGTCATCACACACTCTCCTTGGCCGGTCGGGAGTGGAAGCGGTATGCGCCATTTTTCCCCCATGAGCCGGGCACGGTGCGAACGCCGATATTTCCCACCGCCTCAATTGCTTTTATTTCACCAACCTCTATTCTACCAAAGAGCCTGCCGTTGCCATCATCATCTTTGCTAATGCACTCCACAAAATCCCCCTCCCTCCAATTCCTCCAATCGCTCATATCCTCCGCAGGCTGTGCTTCACTCTTAACCACGCAGTACCCCTCCGGCAGCATCGCGGCAATTTCTGCAATGATCCCCGGAATGGACTCTGAGGCGGCAACGGCTGACTTGAGGCGGTCGAAGGCTGATAGGCTGCTGACAGCAATCCCGCATGGCGCTGATTCCGATGCAGCAAAAGCTCCTTTGTTCGGCTGATTCTCCGCAGCCTCTGAGAGGATGGGGCGGTATAGGCAAACATCATAAATTGCCTCTTTCCCGCCCCATTTAAAGTCTTCAGGCATGGTCACACAGACAACGTCCCCGTTCTCAAGAACTACATCGCACTTGCTCCCATAGGGCACGGGGCATTTGGTGGATTTAAAACCAATCCAGCCTTCGTCGTTGGCTTCGACAAGCTGCCATCCTTCGTTAAATGCAGGATGATTGGTCATTGCTTCCACTGTCTGTTCCGATGCAATTCGATGCTCTTTCGTCTCTCTGTTCACAAGATATTTCATCACTCACCTCTATAAAAAATATGGTTATCAATCTGTGCAGTGCGTTCCAACTCCGCTGCCCACCACGGCCTCACCCGAGTCGCGTGATAGTGTGTCGCCCCGCCAGTGGGGTCTGGAATAAAGCCACCGGCTGTGAGCATCGTGACCATCAACGCCTTGGCATACGCCCAGTCGTCGTAGACATCTTCGCGCAGCCCATCACACATGAATGAGAACTGGCACTGATGCCGTCGATGCTCATCTTCGTGCGTGACACCACAGGCGGTGTCTGGATACTGCTGCGATGCTGTGCGGTGGTAGATCACCCATGCGACTGCGGCTTGGCCTTCCAGCGGTTCGCCACGGGCCTCGAAGTAGATCGCTGACGCAACGCAGAACAGGGCGGAGATCATGGCTGCTTGTCCCAGTTGCCGTGCAGGAACATCAGCATGAGTATGTACCAAGGCGACACGTAACAAGCCATAAGACTTGCACAGATTAAAAGGGCGATATTAAAAACGACGTATGGCCAGTTCATGGCTTGTCCTCGATGATTGCTCCAATCTCAACAAACGCCGTAACCATTTCCATTCTGTCTTCACGCCCTATTGCTCGGCGCAACAACTCCACCGGCACCACTCGGTGCGTGTCGCCCAATTGGTTCTTCCCGCTGGGGTCAGGCAGGTGCATCCATAACGTCCAATGCTCCGTGAGCCATGCTTCGTTACCCTCAAAGTAGTTGTGCAAATCCTCGCACTCGGTGAACACATAGTAGCCGTCCTCGCAGCATCCCACGCTCACAGGCATGTCCTCAGCCCACACCAAAACGGTGCCGTCTTCTTCTTTTGGTGGGGTGTCCATTGTCATCCACGCTGTTGGGTTTCTCATGGCTTGTCCTCGATGATTGCGCGAATCGCAGCAAAGGTGTTCAACTCACTGAGCTGGCCGACAGCTTCCTTTAGCAGCTCCACACTCACAACCCTGTGCGTGTCGGGGATTGCGTAGAGCGGAACATCATCAGCCCAAAGCTTTTCTTTGCCGTAGTATTGCGGGCTTCCGTTAAATATTTTTGCTCGCTTCCACGCTACAGGCTTAATGCTCATTTGCTTTGCTCCTTTGCGGTGCAGTGCTGGATGTGTTCCCAAAGGTCGCGCTGCTTATAGAACTCCCTCTTACAATCGGCACAACTGTAGTATGGGCCGCTCCATGGCAGTTTTCTTGTGCGGTACATTGATGGCGGGTAATAAATTCTGCTCATTCTCCCTTCTCCTTTGTCTTGCTGCCGTGAAGCCGTTCGTGCCCCGGCTGGATTGTCCCGCCATGAAATAGCAGATTCGGCTTAACCCAATCAGGCAGGAGTCGCATCGTCTTGTTTGCTGCTTTTATGCGGTCTTCGATTGTCATTCTCCCTTCTCCTTTGCGGCGCTAATTGGCCCAAATTAAAAATATAGCCGATACAAAAAATGCGCCAACACTTGCCACAAACGCACCAAGCACAGCTATCACAAACGGGAGCGGCAATTTATCTGAATCAGGTAAGAGCCAGATTATTAAAATTGCCATGAGAGCCACAGTCAGACTTGTAAGAAATATGTTTCCTATCACGATTGCTTCTCCTTTGCGGCGGCTAGCATGGCTTGCCATATATTAATCACGACCGCCCGCGAGTCTGGAATTGACCAGTCCATGCGCTCGGCATAATCAATCATTTCGTCTGTAGGCTCCACCGGCACAATCGCCATGCCGTCGGGCAGTGCGTCGGCTTGCCGAGTCGGACGATTCGTTTCATGGCTTTCCTTTTGGGCTTCTCTAGTCATTCGTCTTGTGAGTACGTTGTTGGAAATTACAATCCACGCCCGTGATGGTCGGCGCCTGTGCTTTCTTTCAATCATGCGAAAGCGGCTCCACGATGGAAGAATTCTCATGGCTTGTCCTCGATGATTGCCATCAGTGCATCAAAATGCTGCCGGTCTTTGGTGCCGAAAGGCTGGTACACAAGCGCGACCCCAGCCAGTTCCATGATGCGGTTAAGGGCATCCACCGGCACAACCCTGTGCGTGTCGGGGGTGGCGCGGGCGGCCTCTAAGGCTTCTGCCTTTCTCTGCCAATAATGCCGGTCGCAGAAAGCGCCTTGATTGACTCCCTCCATCGCCATGTTGAACGCATGGCTCCCACAGATTGCACAAGATTTCATTTCAATTCATCCTTTGCCGCTATTTGCCCTAAAAGCACTACAAACTCGGCAGTTTTTCGACAAAATCCTTCTGGATGGTCGGACTCGCGCCAGCCTATAACCGCACTGCGGAAATCACGCAAGCGACTAAGCTCTACCGCCACTGCTGCCGGAAGTTTATCCACCGGCACAATCGCCATGCCGGAGAGGTAGGCGCGGAGGTCGTTCGCAAATACAGCCTCGCTCCCAAAGCCCTCTCCACTATCGGCAAAATATAGCGGGTGTGAGTTTGCAGCTATCCACTCCTCCACCCCCTGCGGCAGTGCGGGAGTAGCGCGGGCGGCTTGCCACACTTGCCACAAGTCATCATACGCGCTCAATACTCGTCGGTTTTTTTGGACGTAGGCAGACAAGTGGTCGCTCCACACAGTCTCGCTTGGCACCGGAAACTTTTCTTCAAACATCTCATGCTCTGTCATACACCCTCCGCTTTTGCGATTGCCTTGCGGGCCTTGCGGCATGTATCCCCATCCAGCGGGGTTAGTGTCTCTATCAAGCTGAGAGCCTCCTTCAGCGCCTCAAGCAACTCAGGCGCGGCGGCTATCAGTCGCCAGTCTTCTATGTCGGACGGCGTCCAAGGGTAATACTGCTCATCTCCCATGAGACTTCTTCCGTCAGCAGATTTAATCTGCCTGCACTCATAGGTATCACTATTGCCATCAGTCAGCCTCCACGGCCCCGGTGTATGCTTGCTCATTTTGTAGCCTCCAGTTCGGCAAGCAGTGCGTCTGCCGTTTTTATTGACTCCACCACAACGGACGACCCTGTGGGCACCATAGCGGGGAGCCTGCTATTACTGAGAAACCCTTGCATCGCCTTTATTGCAGCGTATTGGCGCAGGGTCATGCCGTCTTGAGCCACCCCGAGCCATTCCGGGGTCAGAGATTTGAACCACTTAGTCTTGCCAAGGTACTGCGGGCCTTGCAAGACGAGTATGCCGCCGGCAGCCACCCCGGTCGGAGAGAATGCAGCAGCGATGGCAGACAGCAGCCACCGCTGAATCATGGATTCTTTGAGCGACTTGATGTGATAGTCGGTGTCCTCGTCAATGGCTTTGACTGTGTTATAGAAATCGACCAGACGGCTGATGCCATCCCACGGCGAAGAGGTTATCCACTCGGCCACAGGGTTGTACGGGTTCACGTCAGCCAGGTAGGTGACGAAATCGCCCAGCTTGTCGGTGCGCATGTCGAACCGTGCGCAGTACGACAGAAGCCAAGCGAATGATGCGTTCTGCCCGTTGTCTAGGCTGAACGATTGGCCCGGTATAATCAGTTCCTCGTCTTTGCTGATGACGTTGTAACGGATGGTCACCCCGAGCCGGCGGCATATTTCCGCGACGTTTTCAATGGTGGCCAGTGGTTTGCCTTTGTCGTTGCAGTCTGGTAGGAAGTCGAATTGCGGTATGCACGCTGGTGATGATGCTGGTGTTTCCGGTGGCGTGGTGGCTGGTGCCGGCTTGCGTGCTGTCGGTTT